ATTTCTTTTATTCCTGATTTGCTTTTTTTAACTGCTTTATCAATACCTTGAACTAGAGGACCCAATAAAAAATTATCCTTTGATGATTCCCATAATTCACTAATTTTTTTAGAGATATCGGGCCATTTTTCTTGCAATTTCTTTCCAAATTTACTTCCAAAAATTGATCCTGCCGTTGTCCCTAATATACCTCCAATCACAGTACCAATTGGACCAAACGTTGTTCCGGCTACGGCACCTAATTTTGCGCCAGCTAATGTTGCTGCTTTAGCGCCTAATGCTCCACCAACGATAGAACCTAACGAATCACCAATTTTTTCAAACTTATTATTTTTATTAATTTGAGTTAAAGTTAAACCTGCCGAAATATAAGACAATAAAGGAACCGATTTGGCAAACCTTCTCACTCCGCCAAAAAGTTTAGTACCTTTTCCTATTTTGCCAACAGATCCAACCGGTAAGGATTCCTGTATATTTGGACTAGCGGTAGTATGCGTTGGTGCGCTAGCTTTTTGAGCTGCAGAATCAACATCTTCTAAAGCCTTTCTTGTTTTAAAAGCTTCTCTCTGAGCAGTGTTCCCAAGCTTTTCTAGTTTACCAATAATACCTAAAATTCCCTTTGAGACTCCCAAGAGCGGTTTTCCTACTAGCTTAAACCCTAGCAAACCGCCAATACCATACGTGGCCCATTTGCCAACTTGTTTCATAGCGACAGGGTTTTCATCAGTAAATTCTTTGAGTATACGAATACTTGGCTTAATAATATATTTAAACCCTTTATCCATTACGCTAAACATATTTTTAGCGCCTTCTGCAATGCCTGGTCCTATAGCTTTGCCTACCTTTTTAGCTGTAGGAATTATTTCATCAACAAAATAATCTTTTGCTTGTCCAAAGTGTTTCATTACCTGTTTTGCTGTTGGCTCAACTTTTGCGCCAACATTTTCTAACATATCTGGTATTTCTTCACCTTTTTTTACAAAATCTGTCGCTTTGATAATTAGTGGCGTGAATATTGGTAACAAACCTTGCCCTAACTTCGCCGATGTTTCTTTTATTGATTCTGTAAAAACACGGGTGGCATTTGCAGCTTGATCACTTGTTCTTGCAAAATCGCCTTGGGAGTTCTTAGTTTTAGACATTACGTAGTTATAACGTAAGCGTACTAATTCTTCCTGACTTAGAGAATCTAATTTTGCTTGTTGAACCTCTTCACCTTTAGATTCTGCTTCTGTTAATTTTAACTGCGCATCTCTAGCTTCAATTGAATTTTCACCATGTTTTTTAATGGCTTTATTTAAACGATCTTGAGCTTTTTCTCTTGCCATGGCATTCTTTGCAGCCTTAGAATTATCTACTGACGACTGCAACGCTCCACTGGCCATCGCAAACTGTTCCAAGTTGGTTTGAGTCATAACAATACCCAAACCTTTTAACGCCTCAGTTTCACCAGTGAATACACCATTTAATGCAGTATTTACACGGTCAATTCCTATATTTTTAAATGAAGCAAGATCTCCTGCCAAGTCAACTAATGAAGTAGACATTTTTGCAGCTTCTTCTGTGCCAATACCCATTGAAGTTGACATATCTCCATATGTAGCTGCTAAGTCTAACGCTGTACCTTGTGCCAAACCAATATTAGTCAGTGTGGACTTCGACCAATCTTCTACAACTTTATTGTTATCACCAAAAGCTACTTCTATTTTGTTTAAAGCTTCATTAGTATCAGATGCATAGTCAAAGGCCTTTTTGCCTGCTCCTGCGATTGCTGCACCAGCTATCATTGCACCATTTCTTATCTTTGTAAAAGCATTCCAAGCAACATCTGAAGCCTTTGTTGCAACAGTACCTATATGGCCAATACTTGTTTGTACACCCTTCGCAGCTTTTCCAACTACTTTTAGAGATGTTGCACTAGATTGAGCGAAAACACTCGCAGAATTTTTACTTTTATCAAACTGATTTCCAACATCTTTTACTTGTTTTTCAGTTTGTTTAGCAGAGTTTGTTGTCTTTTGCATAGAATCTTTTGCTCGATTTCCGAACTGGACAACTTTATCTGTATTTTGTTTTAAACCTTCACTATTTCTTTTTAAAGAGGTTGTGGCGCCATCTATGGATTTTGCTGAATTTTGATAAGTACCTTCCATTCGTGCAGCTTTAGCAAGAATTTTATCAGTTTCTTCATTGGCACGCTCTAACGATCTATTATTTATTTTCCAATCGAGTTCGATTACTGAACTACGTAACGCATCTGCCATTATTAGATGACACCTCCTCTTGATTTAGTTAGATTTATTTTTTGATATGCTACTTCGTTCCAAACCGCTAGCTCCTCTGCCGTGGCAATTTCGACTTCATCTTTAGTGGCAATGCCTGCTATTACAGGCAGCCACCTAAACATATCTTTTTGAACTTCTCTTTCCGTAATTCTCGGATTAGGGCTAGTTAAGCATTCGACCAAGAAAGTTGTCGGCTAATGCCATAACCTCACGATATCCTTCGTGTTCATCCCAATAGTCCCAGTTCAGTTTTGGTGTAACAATAACTGAGTCCATAAGTTGAGAGTGGTAAGCAACGTCAGAAAAAGTATTTGATGGTCCTTTTGAGTTATCTAAAATCGCTTGAGCTGCACGTGTTCCAGGGAATTGAAATGTATATTCCACATCTTCAACAGTATGTTTTTCTTGTTTTCCGAACTTATTAAATGGTTTTTTTTCTGCTTCTGGAATGTTATTTTTCGCTTCTAATTCTTTTACTTCATCTTTTTTCGTCATGATAAATTCCTCCTAAAGTTAAATAAAAAGCACTTAACGAGATGTTAAGTGCTTAGTTATATTCGTGTTTGTAATCTAATGCTTTAATCGTGTAAGAACGAGTTGGAACGCCTTTACCAAACGATCCATCAGGTGTTTTTTCAATATAGGCTTTTGATGCCCATGCTTTTTCAGTTGAATGTGTCACAGAAATTGCAAATTCTTTACGACCATTAGCTAAAGCCATCAACTGTTTGTTACATGGTGAATTTTGAGACAAGTTAATTGTAAAAGTCCCTAAATTATCGTTGTTCTTCGCAGCACTAGATTGTCCTTGGGCATCTGTTTGTACTTCAATATACGAATTATCTTTTGAAAAAGATACCATATCGCCATCTTGAAAGCCAAATTGGACGACATTGTCAATAATAGTAGATACCTCTTTGGCATCATAAGTTGTCATACTTTGCATTAGTTAGTTCCCCCTTTAGACTTCAATTGTTCCAGTAACATCAACAGTGTGAATTGCTCCAGAACGTTTGTATTTAAATGATAATCCTTTATAGTTTCGTGCTGCAATATCATCTGGATTTAAGTCTTGACGTCCCAAAGCAGTCACACTATAATTTCCAACACCAGTTTCATCTACAATATCTACAATTCCGTTATTAAATGCAGTTTCCAAAACATTTGCAACGGTTGTATCTAATAAAGCAATTCCATTAGAATCAAAAGTTAATTTATCTGTCGTTGATAACAAGCGCTGAACATTTGTTTCAATGTTTGACTTAACCCAGTGATCCCCATGCAGGGCATCGATAAATTCGCCACTCATTGTTTTTCCTTCTGATGTTTGGGGGATTCCCGCTTTTGATACATAAGCAATAGCATTAGCTTTCTCAATCGCTTGTAGTTGAGAGGTAGTTAATGTGTTAGGTGTAATCCCTACTAAATTATGTCGGAATTTCCAAGTAACACTTCCGACTGTTAAGCTTGCAGTATTACCAATTAATGCAGCATCTAAAAATTCTTCTAACGGATGAACTAAGCCGATAGTTAGATTGTTCCCTGTAAAAACTGTTAATTCGTCAACTGTAGATGTCTGAATTACTAAAAACTTAAATTCGTTTTCTTCAATTAAATTTGATAGTGCCAAAGCATCTGCCTCGACAAAGTTGGCTAATAATGCAAAATGCCAATCATTATAAAAGTAACTTGTAGCTGCGGCGATAATTCCACTTCCAGCAATTAAGCTATCTGGTTGTTCTGGACTAGTAGGGGTATCTGCTGCAAAAGTTACTACTGCAATAGTTTGTGGTTTATTTTCCTGTTTCCAAATAGTTTCTGCTTTTTTATAAACAGTAGTTGTTGTAGCAAAATCTTTTGCTAATGTTTCTAAACTTGTATATTCTTTATAGTTTTGAGTAGATCCTTGAACAAAAATTGCTGGATTTCCTAATCCAACAATGGGCTGTGGATGCATAATGTCAATTTTCACATTAACATCTGTAATTTTTTCAATCATTTGTTTTCCTCCTGTAATTCGATATTTTCGATAATTACCGCATTGTCAACATAACTGTCTTGAACTCTAAAACGAGCATCAAAACCAGCTAGACGTTCGTAATCAATGCTAATGAAATTATCCCGTTTTTTAGATTGGGTTGTTGAAACTAGGGCTATTTTAGAGTTTTGAAGGTCTACTTTTACAGAAAAACCATTTAAATGCTTTCTTAACTGCTCTGACAAATTAAGTGCCTGAATACTAGAATCAGTGTGACATTTAATAGACACTACTAATTCAAATACCTCATTATCAGTGACATCTATCGTTACTGGAATGTACGGCGAGATGACTTCATAGGAAAAAAATGGTTTGTCTGGTTGAGGTCCAGCTGTGCTACTTTCAATAAGCTGAAGTCCAGTTGATTTCTTAACAATTGCTATTAGCTCATCAGCTAAAAGTTCATAACTAAAAGCCCCATTAATTTGCGGCATTATTGGTCACCGCCTTTAATCTGTAAAGGTTCACATCTGCATAGTGTTCCGCATATGGCTCTTCGCTTTCTACTTTGTACTCTTTTCCCATGTCAATAATTTTAGAACCTAAAGGAATCGAACCAACGTAAGCAAGTTGCCTGTCGCTAGATGTGAGTGTTCCGCCACTTTGATAAATCGTCCGATTGTCGTATGGGATAATCGCCCCAGAAACAGTTTCGGGTTCTTCGTTAGTAGGAAACCATTCGCCGTGAATGTATTTACCAGCACCTTCAACTGAAGGTAACACTAACTGAAAATCAACCGCAAAAGTTTCTATAAGACTAGAAAAGTTCATTCTTTGCATTAACCTTTCACCACCTTATAAGTCACTGACTGTCTTAATTTTCCTGTATCAATTAATGGATTACTTGACTTCTTATTATTGACTGTTATTGGAGAGTTTGGCGGATAAGATAAATTTCTGATAGTTCGTTGAATATCCCTTTGCATACGAGCACCAACTTTATTTGTCAATTCTTCTGCTGTCATTTTTCCAGCAATAAGTTTTTTCACAAGGTTTAAGGCGTAATCCGACCAAGCCTTTGCTTGCTCGTCAAATGTAGATCTAATAAAGGAACGTTCTGGAATAGTTATTTGCTCCGCTAACATGTATGCGAATTCTAACTGATCTTTACCTTTATTTCTTACTAAAAACTTGTGATTTTCTTTAGTTTGCATAAAAAACAAATCAAATTGACGTGGGCTTTTACCTCTATACTTTTTCATAAGTGGTATAACAAGAAAACGACCTTTGGGACGAATAGTCACACCAAATTCATGAACTTGGGCCAACATCGCCATAAAAGAATCATCTTCCCCAAATATTCCTATCTGCAAAGAGTATTTATTAAGCTGATTTAGTTCATCAATCAGCTTAATAATCCTGTTATTCTCAGTAACTTTCATCAAATCACAACCAAACTCAATGAACCTTTTTTAGCGTATTCGTTGTAAAGACGTAAATACTCTTGACCATAAACGGTTCTTTTTAGGTCGGTAAAAGTTGAGTGAAAACCCGAATACTCTTTTTTTAGCGAGCCTACTTGCTCGGATTTAGTATTTTGGTTGTTCAAAACGGCTAGATGGCAAGCGAGATATCGACACGCTTTCTCCTTAACCTCTTCTTTAAATGGCAATGCATCTACTTCTAGCCAAGCATCATCAATAAACAACTTAATAGAATCATTGTTAACTCCTGCTAGTTCTGCAGCTGTTAACCTAACATTTTCAACTGTGCTTTTTGGCATAGTACCACTTCCTATTCTGGATTAACTACGCTGTCTTCATCAGGGTTTTTAATATCATCAATTTGATTTTCAATTGCTTTGACTACAGTTGTGCGATTTTTGTTTGCTTGCTCTTCTTCCAACCATTTTTCCAACAATTCTAAATCGAACGTATCAGCAATGGATTCTACTGCTTTATTGGCACTCAATTCAGTAAAACCAACTGCTTTTTTTGATTTTCCTTTTGTTATATGGTCCAAAATCTCAATTTCTCCTAATCTTTCCAACGATTTATTTAATGGTAATTCCATACCTTTAATAAATTCTTCAGCATCTGAATTATCTAAATCATTTACACCTGGAATTAATCGAACATTTCCAATATGTCTAATATATGAACCTTTATTGTGTACTAACATAATCTTTACCTCCTTATTTTTAAATACCATCCACACGAACAATTGCATATGGCGTTCTAATTAACGCACCACCACAACGTTCTACAAATGGTACTTTCCAATTTGGAAAAGACCATTCAACCTCTAAACGCACGATGTCTTCTGGAAGTAAAATTTCACAAGTTGATGGTTTTGTATCCATGATAATAAATGAATCAGAATTATCAGTACCTACACCTTTTAAATCATAAACTTGCTCAATAGATGAAAACCAGCCATTTTCCTGAACAACTTTCATAATTGATCGGGCATCATATTCACCATAACGACGATTCAATTCTTCATATTGTTCTGGAGCAACCATTAATTTTAGACTAGATCCTTTAAATCCTGGAATAATAGTAATTTTAGCTCGAGATGTACGTAATTGTTCAACAATCTCTTCACTAGTCATTTCTTTCCACTTCTTAGGTGAATTAATAACTTGAATACCTTCAGCATTCGCAACACCTTTATGGTTTACTTTAGGATCTCCCACAAAAATAAAGCTATTTTCTTTTTCAGCAATAGTACGTCGTGCCACTTCTGCTTTTGTTGCATCAATTGAAGTTCCCATCATTTGAGCTTGACGAATTTCTTGTCGACTATAACGAATACCAGCAGCAATTGTAAAAATTGGTGATTGATAACGTTTCATATCAATGTCAACTAAAGGAAGATCATCTGCACCATTTGCGATAATTTTTGCAGCACCACTTCTAGTCATAACATTATATGCGTATGTTTCCGCTCCTGGATTGATATCTGTTTTAACATTAAACATGGTTCGCGCCACAAGTTCCTCCTGTGGTGCTTGATAAATGACCTTATCAATTTCTTGTAGGTCACGTGCTTCTAAAGTTGCTGTTACATCATTTCCCATTTAGTTGTCCTCCTAGTTTTTTAAGGTAAGTTAATTTGTAAAACTGCTAAACTACCAGCTGATGCCGATGTTTTGAATGTACCAATCACGGTATCTGATGGTGTCGTAGCTGGATCAGAACTAATAGTTGCTTTTCCAAAATTTCCAGTTGATAAAGCTTTTGCATTTTCTCCTGCTAAAACATCTTCATCAACTTTCACCCAAATAGCCCCTTTACGTAAAATTGGTACCATTTCGTGTTCTTTATATTTACCAACTTTTTCTGCATCTCCATAAGGGATTTCTTCTACATAATTTTTAGCATATGAAATACCATAAAATTGCCCATCTTTATATGTGGTAGCAACGTCTTCTGTTACTTGCACGCCGACACCGAAACCTAAACCACCGACACCAACGACAAGACTATCTGCTTGTACACCTTGATAATTAGCTAATTTCCCAATACCAAGTTCAGGTTTCATATACTTTTCTGGATAAGGAATAGTCATAATTATTTATCCTCCTTTTTGTTCATGTTCAAACGGTTATTTTTTTGTTTTTCAATATCTTCCTCTGTTTCTTTATCTTTATCTTTAGCGTCATTAAAGACAGCACTAGCAGTGAAGCCTTTTTCAGTCGCCATGGCAGTCATGGAATCAAAATAGGCATTGATGTAATCATCTGACTTACCATCGCCTTTAAAATTAGTATTTGTTTTAGCGATAACAGCTTCTTTGATTTGACGATCTGTTTTTCCAACTAAATCACATGAATCGCCAAGAAATGTTTTAGCTTTATTAACAAGCTCAACACGTTCTTGCACTCGTTTATCTAATGCATCGCCAGTCAATGAATTTTCTTTCGCTGTTTGCAATTCTTTAGTTAAATTGTCAACTTGAGATTGAAGTGCATCACGTTCTCCCTCAACTTTCTCTACGTTAGAACTACGTTGTTCAGCAGCATCTAATTTTGCTTGCATAGCATCATAGTTTGCTTTAACTACTGGATCTACTTCATACTCTTTTGAATCAATAATTAACTTTGGCATATTACTTCCTCCTGTTTGTTTATCTTTAGTATCAATCATGAAAGCGGCTGAATCACCACGAATAGCAACTTCGTGACCAGCTCTCCCTTCATCAACTATTGCAATATGATTAATTTGCATGTTTCTCTGAACAGAATCATATTGCATGCCATTATACACGCCAGTTTCTTTTGTTACATCTGCTTGAAAGCCAATGCTCAGTTCACGTTTTCCATCGTTAATTTTCTTTATTGTCTCTGCATCTGTAATTGTGAATGAAACCAATAGCTTATTATCTAAAACGTGAGCATCATTATGAGTCATGCCTTTTGAATATTTATTGTAATTAGCTGCTGTTACTGGTTCGGTCGGATGATCATCAGTCATTGGCTTAGCATTTGCTGAAAGTACAGTTGTCTTAGAAAATAATTCATCAGGCAATTTTGCCTCCATTGATAATCCGCCATCAGTTCGACGGTAAGGGAAAACACCTGGTCGTGTAATTGGACAAGCTGTGATTGTCAAATAGCCTTCATCAGTTTCTTTAAAATCCTGAATAAAGGCTTTGTCATATCTAATTACCATGTCTTCACCCCACTATTCGACTAATAAGCGAATGCCTTCGGTTACTTGATTAATCGACTCTAACTCATTAAGATCCAGTAATTTTCGTAGGCTCATATGATAGCGTGTCGCAATTTCACTAGCAGTTTCTCCTTCAGAAACAGTATGAGTCGTTTTTTGTGTAGTTTTTGACAACTCTTTTTTGTTTTCTTCTTTACTAGAAGCTTTTTTCTCTTTAGCCATTTTGATCACCTCCTTCAGTTACATCAAACCTGATATTTCTCCACTTTTTATAAGCATCGAAATATAGTTCATTTTTATCACCGTTGAAGGTAACTTCGTAATACATACCATCAAATAGATTGGTACTTAATAATGCTTTATTGTTTTGCAGGGTTTTCGCCAACCAGACCACGTAAATATCAGACTCGCTTATTTTTTTTTGATCGGTGTAATCCAATTGACTGTTAGCAAAATCAACAACATGCTTTTTACATAAATCAATAAATTTTTGACTATCCATTAATGTCCCTCCTGTTTTTTGAGTATAAAAAATAGCCCCAACCTATAAGGTCGGTGCTACTCTTCTTTTTCTTTTAAAGATTTTTTCAATTGCTGCATAAAATCTTTATCTTTCTTTTTCGATGTATCTATTTCTTTTTTTGTCATTTCATCTGGGTAAC